GTGCCAGAACACGCATATCGACCTGGATGTTCACCGGATCACATGCCGCCCACCACGTGGGTTGATGCGGATACGGCATCACGTGCTCCCACACGCGGCGGCATCCATTCTCTGTCGCCAGATCCGCGAAGCTGACCGATAGCGCATCTGGCATCCGCCGCTCGATCTGCGCCAACTTGGCATCCACGCGGCGCATGAGTGTGACCAGTTTCGCCTCATCGAACCCCATTGGCAGCCGCAGGAAGCTCGCCACGACCTCCTCGACGGGCCGACGCACCACCACGACCCGCACGTCGGGGTAATGCCGCAGGAGCCGCCAGAACGGCGCGGCGGCGGTCTCCACCGTGCCCGTGCATGGTTGGCTCAACCATGATTTCACGTCGTCCAGCGAACGCGCGTGCAGCAATTCCTCGTGCCCGCAATGCCACTCGCCCCACGTCAGAAAACGCGCCAGCCAGGCGCTGCGCGACCGAGGCATCGAGAAGACGATGAAGGGCGGATGCGTCATCTCACGCGACGCGCCCCAAGAAACCCGTAAGCCCCCATCGTCGAAACGGAAAACTGCGTATAGCACGACAGGTAGATCGTGATCGGCGCACCGACGCTCACCCGCAGCGTGCCGACCGGCATCGATTGCGTCTGGCCGGGTGGAAACGAGATCGCCAGTTCGGCCATGGCGCCGTCGTTCGGCCGAGGCGGGACGGTCGCCGAGACCGCGCTGATCCAGTCCGCGATATACGTGACGGTAGTTCCGGCCGAGGCCCTGAAGACCACCATGCCGCGCACGTCCCAGTCGCCGGAGGTCAGGGCCACGGATGTAATGTTGGTCGGCGTCGCGTTGGTCAGAGACACGGGCGAGACGGCTGGCACCGTCGCGCTGATGTATTCGCCGATCTGCCCCGCCGCCGCGTCGGACCCATCCGTGACGCCCTTGTTCGCGGCGATCGTGGCGGTTGTCGCGGCGAGCCGGTCGGCGACGGACTGGTGATACTCCGTCCATGCCTGCGAGTGCTGCTGCCCGGATGGATAATCCGCGATCGGAGGATCGTAGAACGGCGGCTGGATGACGCCCGGAGCGATCGCCATCAGTGCGCTCCCGGAGTTATGTCGGCGCTCATCGCGTAAAATCGGCATAGTCCGTGAGCCGAAATTTTGAACGTCCTCTGCCGAAACGACCCCAGTCGCGTCGTGAACACCCGATGACGGTAATCGCCGGGCACGCCCGCCGACATGATACGCCCCGCGTTGAACGTGTGCGCGCCGTCGTCGGACCATTGCAACAGCACCGGCCCCGGAGACTGCGCGCCACCGGCCTCCATCTCGATCTCGACCCGCGCGCAAAACGCCCGCTTCGTGTCAGCCCATAGCGGCGGCAACGTCGCCTGACGGATGGTGACAACGCCCGCGTCGTCCGGCGTCATGGCGAGATAGTAAAGCGCGCCCGTGGTCCGGTCGCCGAGCAGATGGATCGAGTTGTTGTCCACCGCCGCCGTGGCCGCTTTCCACGGCCCAACCCCGTCCGTGCTGGTCGAGCGTTCGTGCCAGTTGCCGGTGGCGATGTCATAGGCCAGCGTGCGGTTGTCCAGCGTCGTGAGGCAGTAGAACCAGTGGCCTCGGTAGGGATGCGTGAATGCGTGCAAACCGACCGTGCTGGTGCCGATGATCGCCTCGATGGCGTGCGTTGAAATCCGCTTCGGCGTGTAGCCCTCGGAACGATACACGAGGCCATCGATGCCGAGCCAGAACACCGACTGATCCGCCTTTGCAACCGACATGGCTGATGTGGTGCCGATCGGCACGACGCCGCCCGCCATCCTGCGAAACGGAAAGAACGAGACGCCCGGTGTGGTTTCCAGTCCCGACGAGCCGGCATCATACCAGACCTCGAAGCCGCCCTCGCCCAGCGTCCACAACTGGCCGCGATGGCTGACCACGCGACGCACCACGTTCGGCACCGCGTCACTAAAGGCGAAGTCCAGCGCGTCGAAGGCCAGCGGATCGAGCAGCCGCGAGATGAACCATTGCGACGTATTACCGGTCGCGCTAAACGCGAAATACCCATCGACGTAGGCCACCGAGGTCGCGCCGGGGAAGTCCGGGTCGGTGATCGGATTGAGCGGAGCGCCTACGTCGTGCCCGCAGGTCCAGGCGGTCGGCGGCACGCAGACGACGCACGCGGTTGGCCCGGCGGCGATGGTCACGAAACTGTTCCACGCGCCCGTGCCGCTGTCCGCGGTGCCAATATTGGCGTTCAGTTCCTCGACCGTGACGCCGCCCATGATCGGGAACGACAGCCGGTAAAACCCCGTGCCGCTGACGATGTAGATACGCCCTGGCATGTCGTCGTTCATCGCCAGGATTGGGCCGGTGCCAACGGAACCAGGACCGCCTCCCGTGTCCCACGCCTGAAGCGAGGGCGACGACACCAGCGCGGCGGCCACACGCGCGTCGGCGGGGAGTTTCTCGGCCATCAAATTTAATAAGCGTTTAGCTGTTAGTGGAAGACTTGGATGTTCATAACTCTCGAATGGAAACGGAATCCGCCGCATCCCGGTTTTGGGTTGAAGCGCGGCCTTGAGGGTGTCGAGCGTGTCGCTCATCAGGCGGCCTCGTAGGTGCCGCTGATAACCAGCAACTCGCCGTTCGCGCCGGGGTAGCTGCTATCGTAGTTGAACATCGTGACCGTGTTCGAGGACGGCTGGATGGACCCGGCGAGTGCCTTGCCGCTGACGATGCCGCCTCTCCCTCCGACACTGAACCAGTTCCCCACGACCGAGGACGACAGCCTCGGCAATCCCACGGTGACGCCGCCCGCGGCCGTGCCGTTGGTCGTGATGGTAACGCTCACCTGAAACTGGATGGTCTTGTCCATCTGGCGGTAGCGCCCGGTCGCGGTGGCACTGGTGAAAGCGCCGGTAACGGCGACAACGCCGGGTGTGTAGACCCGCCAGCCGCCGCCGAACACGTCGCCCACCGCGTTGCCGATCGACACGTTGCCGGTAATCGCGGTCATGCCGGGGACAACGCCCGCGTCGACGTAGATGCCGTATTGCTGCGTGCCGCCCGCGAAACCGTTGCAGAGGTTGCCGGAGATCATCGTGTTGTTGCAGAGGTTGCCGACGATCGTGATGCCGTTACTGGTGTTCGCCTGGGCCGCCGCGAACCCGACGCCGCAGTTGATGATCGTGTTGGCCGCTATGAGGGTGCTGTCGATCGTGGTCGCCGAGCCGGTGTTGGAGATCAGCATCACGCCCATGTTGCCCATGCCGGTAATCGAGTTATGCGCGACGATGGTGGCGATGCAGTTTGTTGAACCCTTGGAGTTGTGCACGACGACGCCGCCGCTCATGCCGCCTTGCAGCGTGTTCTCCGTGACGGTGTTATAGGCGCAGCAATCGATGTTGATCATGTCCGCCTGCCCGCTGTTGGCGGCGACATTGGTCAACGTTCCCGCCGAGGCATTCAGGGTCAGCGCGCTCGGTGACTGGATCGAAACGATCTGAAACTCGGCGCCCGCGTTCAGCCGCATGAACATGCCCGCCCGCAACGCGCTGAAATCCGCGCCGCTGACCAGCGTGACGGCGGTGCCGACCGTCGAGACGTGATGCGTCAGCGAAACGCTCAGGATCGTGTTGCCGGTGATGACGTTGTAGTCGGACCAAATCGCGCTGATACCGAAATAGCCGACCTGAAGCATCCTGTTGCCACTGACACGGGCCGCCATCGACGTGGTGGGGACCAACCCCCACAGCATGATCGCGATGGCGTAAACCGAAACGAAAAGATTATCCTGAACAATCGGGTTGGCGCCTTGCAGCAACAGCCCCACACCCGGCACGTTGTTAAAAACGCAGTTGATAACATGCGTATTCGGTTGCGATGACGCGACGATGTAGGTCAGGTTGGAATTGGTGTTGTTGGCGCGGTTGCCGTCGAACGCGATGCCGACGAGGGTTCCACTCGCCGCCGCGTAGGTATCGTAGTCGATCAGCGTCGTGAGGTTGGCGGCGTTGCCCTGGATGATCGTCGCGCCGCCGTTGCCTTGCAGCACGATGTTCGGGCGCATCTTGATCGGCGCCGTGATCCGGTAACGGCCGGGCGGCAACGCCACGCCGCCACCGTAGGCCGACAGCGAGTCAATCGCCGCCTGGATGGCGAACGTATCATCGGCCACGCCGTCGCCGACCGCGCCGAACTGCTTAACCGAGGTGGGCGGGTAGCCAACGTAATTGCGGAACGCGAGCGCGCTGAACCGCCCCGATCCGGCACGCTCGCCGACGACGGAGGAGGTATCGTTCAGCGCCCCCAAATCGGGCATATCGACGATTCTGACACCCGGAAATGTGCCTGTCGTGATGCTCATCGGTTCACCCCAGCCGCGCGATGGTGGTCAACAGTCCCGTCG